TACAGTCGGATTTCTGATTATAAATCCTTCTAACAAAGTGTTAAAGTTGCCAGTATTTTGTATTGATGTTTCTTCTATACCTTCATCGTTTACTGTTGTTACAGACCCTTTTTGTGTAAATACTCTTTCAATTTCAGCCTTGTTTTCTTTTTTTATATTCTGTTGAACAATCTGAGGTCGGAGAGCCTGCCACGCATTTAGTTGACGTTCATTCTCTTTATAAAGAGTTGGTAATACCTTTGTATTAATATAGTTCTGAACTTTACGAGAGTTTATATCAAAACCGGCTAGATCAAGTTCATAGTATATATCAGTAAGAATATCTCTGATGGCATTATCCCCAACCAGTTGAGCATCTGCTAGAGTGTTCTTACTTAAAAGATAATTTTTCTCAGCTAAAGAATTAAATGTAGAAGGAAGAACTCTATCAAATCTATCTTTTGCATCGTTAAAGATAATTTCTTCTCCTGTGGGAAGAACATTTTGAGTTAATAAATCTAAAGCTATTTGTTTCTCTGCTGGACTACCATTGCGAACTATTTTTTCTAACTGATTTATTCTATCTGCTTCTTCTAGTTTTGATAGATCAGTTAATAGATCATTTGCTCTTAATAGTTCTTCGGAGTTAATATTGCTGTATCTTTTAATTGTTTCTCGTGACTCCTTGTCCGCATTACGCTTTTGAAAAAGAGTAGCACCAGCAGCAGTAAACTGTTCTAAACCAGCAATATTATTCCAAGTATCATTATGCCTTAAAGTTTCTATTTCAGTAACCGCAGCAAGCATATCTTTAAGATCTTGTTTGTGATCGTCGTTACGTTCTGCTGCACTTTTTGTAAGATCAACCGAAGTGTTAGCATAGTTACTAACCGGTAACTTAGGAATTTGATCCCTAGGTGTACCGATTACGGTTCCAAATGATGATGAACTCATGCGACCTCCATATTAACGTCAATTTGACTATAATCTACAGTTAAATAGTTATCTTGTATACCGACAGCCATAGGGTTCTTTTTAACAACATCTTGAGCCATAGCTCCACGGTAGCGTGTACTGTCACCTTTATAGCTAAACTCGTATATCTTATAACCTTTAGGTGACATACCAACTTCTTTAACTTTATCTTTTAATCTACGGTCAGATTTTATCCATGAAAGTGGTCCATTTACCACATTTGGATTTCCAAAGGCTCCTAAGCTATACATACTTGCTGCTGTACCTAGAACTGCTGTACCAATCTTTAACGCACCACCAAGTCTGTTTGTTGGAGGCATCATAACAGGTGCACCATACTGTGGAATTAATCCTAGTGCTTCTCTTGCTTGAGAATCAGCCATTGCAAACTTACGTCTAGCTCCTTCTTGTACATATCCCATATTTCTTCCAAGTAGTGTATCTACAACACTTTCAACTTCATTTGTTTTCTGTAGTAAGGTAAGGTATTTATTAATTCCAAATCTTGCAGAACGTCCTCCTTCATCAACTTTTTGAGAGGTTAGAAAAGCTTTTGTAGCATCTTCTATTGCAGCTCTACCTTTACCTATTGTTGATACTATTTGACCATAAGCATCACTAATATCTTTAGTGTATCCTATGACATTCTGATTTTGAGCTATTGCTAACTGGTTTTCCTTACCATGAAACTCTGTTGTTTCAGCTCCATAAGCAGCATCTTTGTTAGCTTTCTCTAGTCTTGCGGCTTCTCGTTTGTCCGCATTAAGATCCATGCACACGGCAAAATTCTATAAATGTTACATTGTTTGGCCCGTGTTTTAACTTACGTAAAAACTTGAAGCCTAGAAACCTTAGCAGTTTTAAATGCACAGTGTTTCTCATGTCAACTATATTCCAAAGGAGAGGCTCAGGACGGTTATCGACATACCGTTTGGCTTCTCTTGCGAATGTAATTGGGTATCGGTGAATATCAGGAGTGCAAAGCATCCATATATTACCATCTTCTCCTACTCCGGCCATGCCAGCAGTCTTGCCGTCAGGCACTGTGAAATACACGTAGGATGGGTTTGAAGACATCAGAGAAGGAAGAAGCATAGGATCTATCCCATGACCCTCTTCGACCTCTCTGCGGTCATCTGGACGGAGATTAGAGGCTACCTCTGTAGCAGCCTCCAGTGTAATTGGGTGTATGTATTTAGCCACGTTTATAATATTTGGGTGAGTAATCACCTTCCCAAGACAACGCACGTAAAGTCGCTGGTGCGGGATGTGATGATTTTAACGTAACATCTACGTTTGTGTTCTTTTCATATACAGGTATTGTCTTAATAAACTCTTCTAGATATGGTGCATCAGAAGCATCATATTCATCAAGTTCAGTTGACTCGTATACTTCAGTATAATCATTTTTACCTATACGTTCAAGAGTAGTTTCATATAGACCTATCTTGCCAAAGTGAAGTTTTATTCTGTGTAAAACTAATGAAGCATTGATATCAGATTTAGTACGATTACCTTCTTGTTTAGTAAAATAAAATGTAGGAAACTTAACTTGGTATGGATAAATATATCCTATAGTTAGTGTAGCACTTGACCAGTCTCCGGGTAATGTAAAGCTTGTTGTACTTGTACTCGTAGGCTTTGCATATCTTCCAAGTCGTGCAGCGTTAGTATTTGTATCGACAACCACTAAATCATGATTAGGAGTTGTTACATTTGGTAGCCAGCTGACACTACTAAAGGTTGTCAGATTCGTAGATGCACTAAAACTTCCGCCACTTATAGTAGTATAATTATCGACGTGTAGTAGAAAATCAACTTCATCTTGAGTTATACTAGGATCTGATGTAGTCTGTACAATTTTAATACACTGTAAAAAGTTATCAGTATCTAAAAAGAAGTACTCATCATTGACAATAAAATGATATAGTAATGGGTTATTTAACTTCCACTTAAACCATGCAGCTTGCTGTCTTTGTTCAGAGACTTGAAAGTACTTATAACCAAAGACTGTATCAGAGTTTGTCTTACCCATCAGTACCATAGAATTTTCTCTTGAGTTAGTCAATAAGTCAATATCTTTAGGTAATAATGTAGGAACAATTTTAGTTACCTCAACAACACTAGGTTCTCCTTCTCTTTGAGTGTTAGCCATTTCCATAAATCGACTAAACTTACCAGAGTTATCAACGTACGCTATTGTAGTACCTAGAGATATTGGGGATATAGTTTCATTATAGTTGTATGTAGATATGCTACGTAATTTAGCTGTATCTGGATTCAGTACTGTATCGTCAGACGCTAGTAAGAATTGTTGGTTCGTACTAAATACGACTAGACCTGTGTTAATTTCTATACCATCAAATAACTCAGATGGAAATATAGAAGCAGCAGATATATCTATAGGGTCTGCCGCACCGACAGTAAGAGCTGACTCGGCAAAGAAATCAGGAGTACCAAATGTACCCGGTCTAGATGTTATTACATTTTCTCCTGATAATAGAGCTAATCTATTACGGAAAAACAATACTTTGTTAATACGCTGACCTACAAACGATGGTAATGGGTTAGTTAAATCATCTCCTACTCGTCTATCTTCATACGTAAATTGCTTAACAGTAAATGTAGTTGTAGCTGTACGTTGTATAACCAGTGGCATATTAGTCAAGGACTTAGCTATACCCGGTTTAGCACACTCTGACCATGAACCAGTACCGTCCCTGTTATTTTCTCCATCAAATCTTAGATAGTAGTCATCTTCTTCTGCCATTCTAGCATTAGCTATTTTGACTATATATCCATGTTTACATTGATTAGGTAAGTTTTGTACATCGTTTACAGAAGCTTGAAAGCATCGCATTAAATCTTCTTCAACAACTTCTACACTAAATGGATTACTACTAGATAAGTATATACCCGGTCCTATAACTTTACCAGTTATACCACCCGGTAATTGAGCCATAATACCACCAAGAATCGTATCAGAAGTTACAGCTGTATCAGCATCAAAAGGTGTAGCAGCGGGTCGTATTAAACCATCACCGTTAGAAGACACAGTAGCATTTACGTCAGTGCTTTCTATTTCTGTTACAGTTATTTCGATATAAGCTTGTCCATCAGAGCTACTCGCAGTAGCCGCATGCTCTGGATTTACTCGTACAACATCACCAACTTCCCAACCTTCACCACCATGTAGTAAGGTACATTCTATATTATAACTACATCTGTAGTTCTGTCCACCGGGTCCATTCTGACCAGCACTATAGTTAGGGCTAACACCTTGCTGACCTAAAGCATTGATTCTAAATGTTAGATTATTTCTACCTGTAGTCAAGGTTGTACCACTACTATTTTTTACATGTACCACATTAGTTGTAGCACCGTAGGTATTAGCAGCTGTGACAGCATATACCTCTGTACCTATACCGGGGCAATGACCTGAGCCATCTGATTCATCAAAGTTATTTCCAGTAACTTTTATTTTAGTAGCTCGTTTTACTGTTGTAACAGTTGTACCGTTGTTTATATTAAGTCCATACTGCCTACCATTTTCTGTACGTAAGAGTTCTATGAACCCGAAGTGAGCATCTGGTGTAGCATCTGTAGTTCCCGTTGTCCCAACGAGAGTGTTAGCATTAGTAGTATCACGACTGGTAACAAAAGTTGTGTCATTGATCGTAAGTGTTTGTATATTTTCTGGTGTACTTGTAGCTAAATAGTTTTGGATAGCTGTTTGCCCACCTGTTCCGTAGGCTGTAGTCATTTGTTGTCCATCACTACAACGCCATACACGCACCTGACCATCAGCTGCTATCTGTCCTATATATGATCCTTCTGTCTCATCACGAAAGTAATGAAACCACGAACCACCACTCTGTACATTAGCTAGGGGAGTTGTGCCTACTCTTTTAGCACCCGGTCTTTTAAATAGACCCTTGGTTATGTCTGGTATTGCGTTTATTACCTCTGTTACCTGACCGGGAAATTTAAGCTGGTCAGGCTGTTCTGACATTCCTAGTGAGTATTGAGGGATAGTTTGTGTTATGCTTGCCATTATCGTCTAAGGTTTCTCCAAGGTTGATAGGTTTGGTATGCAGAATTATCTTCAAATCCAAACATACTATGGTCTCCCTGATTACATTCATACTCCATAAGAGCAGCTCTTGATAAAGCTTCTTGCTGAGCTAGTAATTTAACAAGGTTAGGGTTAGATACTAATTTTGTAGCAGCAACTCTTGATGCTCTATAAACAATGTATCGTCTAAATATAATAGGTAGATCTTCAAAGTTATATAATCTAACAACATCAAGATCAACACTATCTATGTCTGCAAACTGATCTGTATGCTCTATCTTGTCATACAAGAAACCATTACGACGTACAAAGTCATAAGGTCTGCGAGCCTGATTATCATGTAAGTCTATAGATAATATATCATTACCTATTGCTATTTTATGAGTAACAGAATCAGGTGTATACTTTATATGCTTCTCTGTGTTAAAATGCCACCCCTCTGCTTGCGTGTCTACGTTAGCATCACGGAGTAGGTTATATATTAATGATACCTCTGGGTTATCAAAGTTAAGAGTGGTTAAAGGTGATTGACCTATAGCCCCCAGTATATTGTTTACTGCGGATAGTTCTGTATCGAGGTCAATAGTTGTGGTTGCCATAAGAAAAAAGGGGAGCCGAAGCTCCCGTATAAAAAATAAAAATTAACCAAATGCTGTTGGTGCAGTTCCTGTACCAGCGTACAATTCTACAGCAGCAGCAGGGTTTAAGAAGTCTGCTCCCATAGCAAGTCTTCCGAGGATTACATCACCTTGGTAAACCA